GATGCTGGTTCGCTTTATTATTACGAAGTAAATTTCCCTATTTTATTTCGTTGGGAATATTGGAAAGCATTACTCGGAGTCAACGCTGCTTTTTACGACACCTCTTTGCCTAACAACGGATTTAATAATTTATGGTATCGCTACGACGCAGCACCTTTCAACATTAAAGGTTATGTAAGTTTAGATGTGATTAATAACGGCAACCCGTTAACCTTTGAAGATAAAATAACCTTAGACGCGTTTAACTATTCAACTGGTGCGGATTGGATAGTAAAGACTTTAAAGGCTTACGACCTTGACGATAACGAGCTGACCGATGGAGTAGATTCATTTATTCAAGGCTTTGCAAAGACTAAAATAGTTGCGGTGTTTGAGAACACCTACGCTGTGGATTTGGGCGGTGTGTTTGTGCGCTTTGGTGCTGAGGTGTACGAGAGCGGAGGGGTGAGCGGATTGCACACGATAGATTCACTTTATACCGTACCAACGAATGAATGGTTTGAGAATAACGATAACAGCGGATTGATTGAATTAGTATTGAGCGGAAACGAGATAACGGCAACGGCTTATTTGAATAATAATAATATTCCGAGTAATGGTAAATTGACAATTTACGCGAGGATATACAACGGTAGTCCTTCCGATGGTAAGATAACAGAAGCTGGTATTTTTAAGGTTACAGAATCTGGAATATACAAGCAACTTGAATAAATAAAATAGGTAGTTAAAATATAAAGTAAATTTGTTGGTATGAGTTTAAAAATTAGTCAATACGCAACCTCTGTATCAGCACTTGCGAGTGGTGATTTAATGGACGTTTCAAAACTTATAAGCACTTCTCCTGACGTGTATTCATCTGACAAATTAAACTACTCTGTACTATTAAGTGAAATCATTGCAGATGGCAGCATATTAACGGGAAGCGGCACTACTAATTTTATAAGTAAATTCAGCTCGTCAGGTACTTTGGCGAATAGTTTACTTCGCGATGATGGCAGTAATGTAAGTATTAATAACGTCATTGACGCGTCATACAAATTATATATTAATTCCGATAAATTAGTTGGCTTAGGAGTCGTTAATAATGCCGTAAGTGGTGGTAATAATTTCGGTATTTCAGGCTCGGCAACAAACGCAAATACGGGCTCAAATATTGGTATGTTTGGAAATGCTTTACTTTCAAGTGCTGGCACGAATTTAGGAGTGCGAGGCATGGCAGCGAGTGAATCAGTTACTGTGTCAACTTCTATTGTTGCTGCTGGTTCTAATGTTGGGGGCTTTTTTCAAGGCAACGCGTCAAGTGGTATTGCTTACGGGTTAGTTGCAACTGCCGACGCAACAAGCAACCAAGCATCGGCAACATTTACGGGGGCTTATATTCGCGCTTACAACGCTGGCACTAAATACTCTCTGAGGTTAGAAGATGGCTCGGAAGGTACGGGCAAATTCTTAAAAAGTATTACGTCAATAGGTCAAGCAAATTGGGCAGCGTTAGCGATTAGTGATATTACTGCTTCATTGGGTACTTCCTTGCAAGTGGTTAGGGTTAACGCTGGGGCAACTGCTTTAGAATATGCGACACTTACACCATCAAACTTAGGCAATGCAAATCTTACAGCAGATGCAGCTATAAGAACTTATACTTTGGCTGGTACAGCGTCAACAGATTATGTAGATTTCTTAAATGGCACACCTACGTCAGTATTACGAATTAGGGGTGATAAAAAAGTATTATTTGGCACTCAAATAACATTAGATGCAACGGGGGTTAATGCTACGGCTATTCAACAAAATTTGGCTCTTGCCTCCGATTATGCTCATATAGTTTACAATAACCCTGGAAGCGGAGTTTATTATTTAAGTAAAAACGGTGTAATTGAATCATATTACCCAAGCGGAGGGAGTTGTATTATCAATTTTAATAGCGCAATAAATTTTTGGTCTAAGTCCGTTGGTGATAATTTCGCTTACTATTCAACAAATTCAGATTCTTTGATGACTTTTCAGGTACGGAATGAATCTAAAATAGGCACTCTATCAATCGGTAATGCTTTAGGTGCGACTCAAACGTTTTTAAAAGGGGGGAACGGTTCGTATCATTTGAACGATTTAGCCATAGGCGCAACAAGTATTTCAGCTCAATTTGGTGTGAAAGGAACAGGCTCAACTTCTGCTACTACAACGGCATTATTTCAAAATAGTTCAAGTGTTTCAATTCTTACAATTACAGATGATAAGGTGGCTACATTTGGAGGTCGTGTAATTAGCATAAGCGCACCGATACAACTAAACACAGCAAGTTCAGCAACACCAACGCCCAACGCTGATGCAGATGGTCAATTTAATTTAACGGCTTTAGCTGCTAATGCTACCTTTGGCGCACCAACAGGAACACCAACGGGAGGGCAAAAATTAATGATTAGAATCAAAGATAATGGGACAGCGAGAACGTTAGCATATAACGCTATTTATCGTGCTATTGGCATAACATTACCAACAACAACGGTAATTAGTAAGACTTTATATATAGCTTGTATATACAACGCTGCGGACACTAAATGGGATGCGATAGCAACAGCGCAAGAGGCTTAAAATATGGCAATAGCTTTTGGAAATATAACCACATCTAATGCAAATCCTAACGGGAATACGCAGACATTGGCGCATACTCAAAATACGGGGTCAGACCGTACTTTATTGGTGTGTATAACAATGAGCAATTCTGTTAGTTTTAGCGGTGCTACATACGCTGGTATAGCAATGACATTGATTAGTAATAATAACGTGGCTGGTTCATCACAAAGAGTAGCAGCGTATTACTTACAAGCACCGGCAACGGGCAGCAATAACATAGTGGTAAGTTTTAGCGGAAGTCAATATAACAACACGAGCATAATGGCTCAATCATTTACGGGTGCTGGTGCTTTAGATACTTCTGCCTTTACTGATTCAGCAACAACACCAAGTTCGCAATCCTTAACCATAGTCGCTAATTCTGTGATTTATGCAACTGGCTTGAGTGCTAATGCTCAAAATACAGATTATAGCATAGGAGGTTCATCGAGAACACCTGCTTTTAACGGACATAATACAAACGTAATTGTTGAAGGGGCTTGGTCGGCAACGGGGTTAAGTGGAGGGGCGCAGAACGTTACAACAAGGGCGGATGCTGGCAGCGTAACAAATTACAGAATCGCAATAAGAGAGGCTACTAATGGAGTGGCAACGGGCAACATGATGATGATGTTTAATTAATTTTAAAATAAGCAATATGATAACTTTCACTAAAGACAAGACAATGACGCTAACCGCAACAAGCGGCTTAGAAATTCCTAACGGCACAATAGTTAAGGGCAAAGTAAAGCCATTCGGCTCACTTAATGGCACTATTAACTATGATGTAGATTGGAGTATAAATGATTTTGCGGACCTGATTCAATTCAAAGAATTACCAGCTTCAATGTTTAGTTCTATTCCTTGCTTCAATGAAGATGGCACAGAGATATACACCTTTCCCGTAGTGATGGATAACCATTCGCCAGTATATTCAACTATTTATATTTCGACTCAAATTTTAATTGCATTTATTGTAAGTGTTGAGCCTGAATTTAACGGGAAAATTAGTATCATTGAAGTGCCTTTAGTATAACAATTTAAAAAAAACATTATGAAACAAACAGAAAAACAAAATTTAATTGATGCGGTGAATTTCATTTACAGCGTTAGCGCAAAAGCACCAGTTGAAAAGGCGGTACATGATAACGCTTTGAGTGCAGCTAAATTATTAGTTGATGAGTTACAAAAGATAGAAGTAGAATTAGAAAAAGTAGATTAAACTATGCCAACGGGAGAATGTATAAAGGCTAATTTTACCATCGTTTCGACTAACCCAGTTGCAACCGTGCCGACTATTAGTGGAATTATACCTAATTCCTCCGTTGCTCAATGCTGCTCAAATACTACCTTCTTTGCTTCCACCGCCGACGATGCGGAATTAAAGAACGATAAGACCTCATTCTTATTTGTGCTTTCTGCTTTAGTTTCTGTGGCTGTATTGACCTTGCAGAAGGGCGATAGTAACGGCGATTTTACTGATGTTGAAACCTTAAATAATGATGACTTTGGCACGTTCTATTCGCTCTCATTTAATACCGACGAAGACGCGCGAAAATACATAGGGTACTTACTTAATATGCGTGATGTTATAATAGCGCATAACAGCGGCTTATATCGCGTGAAATGCAGCATAACAACGGTGTTGGGTAACGCTGCTATTTACTCAAATGAATTTTGCTTGGAGGAATATTCACCAGCTTTCATTAATGGTACGGTAAGAATTGAAACTTACACTAATGGCATACGCGGCGCTGCTGGTTCACAGACCGATTACATAGATTTTAATTCTTTGAATTGGTATAATCAAATTAGGCTTAAAGGAATGTTCGGATTTTCCACAAGCGAATATACGCGCGAAGATGTTGAATTTCGCAACGGGCAAAAGCAGTGGGTAGTTGACGAGCAAAAGGAAAAGTATATTTTAAAACTAAAGCCTATTGACCAATACACGCGCGGCTTTGTGAAGACTGATATTATTCAAGCAGACGAAATATTGATGACTGATTATAACAGCCTTAATCCTGATGAATTTATATCAATTTATGTGAAATGTAGTGGAGGCTTTGAGCCGCGTCATAACATTAAGGAGGCTTTGCCAGTAGATGTAAATTTCGACAGCGCATTTAATAACCAAAGAAAAAAAAGATGCTAACATGAATCCTCCTACTATTACTATATTGATAACTGTCGGGGGAATATTCGTGGCGATAATAGCTTACTTTCTTAACCGCCTAATTCAGCAAGTGGATAAGATAACTGAGAAGGTAAATAGCATCGAAAATTCGTTGACAAAATTAACCGTTGAACTTTACTCTATTGATAAGAGATTAAGCGCAATGGAGAGAGATATTTACGTTGTCCATCGTAACGGAATAACAAAATGAATATAGCCGAAATGTTTGAAAATTACGAACTTACTTTATGACCATGTGGGAGAAAATAAAGGCTGATGCGAAGGCGCGTTATATTGTTGGCTTCTTAATTGGAAGTATGTTAGCTGCTGCGTTTATCCTTGCTTTCTTTGTGGAGTATCCTAAGAGTAATGAGGTTTTGATAGCGAAATTAGAAACGGCATTCAGCATATCATTCGGCGCTTTTATTCAACACGTAATGAAGACACCTGACAAAGAAAAAATAAATGGAAATGATAAGTAACCACATTAACTACTTTGAGGCTACCAATAGCCCAACGGCTACGGCTAAAGGAATAGTTAACCAGCCAAACGCGGAACAATTAAAGGCAATGCGATTAGTGGCGGTTAAGTGTTTTGAGCCTTTGAGAATGTGGGCTAATGTACCACTATCAATCAATTCTTTTTTTCGTGGTGAGGCATTAAACAAGGCTATCGGCGGCGCTGCGAGTAGTCAGCATTGCAAGGGTGAAGCTATTGATATTGATGGTAAAGGTAAGATTAGCAATGCTAAAATATTTCACTTCCTCAAAGAGAATACAACCTTTGACCAAATGATAAATGAATTTCCCGTTAACGGTGAACCTTCGTGGGTGCATATAAGCTATTCAGAGAGAGGCAACAGAGGGCAAATACTTACGGCAACTAAGGTAAAAGGTAAAACGGTTTATTCACCTTATAAGCTGGGCGATGTTACGTTATAATTTGCAAACTAAAGACTTGGTTATAATCACTTTATTGGTGGTCTTATCCTTATTTCAATTCAAATCGTGCAATTACAATAACGAGCTGGCGATAATGGAAAATAACCTATTCGACTATCAAGATTCAATTAAGATATTCAAGGCAAAGAATGGTGATTTAGTTGAGTATAACAAGGCGGTTTATTTAAGTTATAACAATTCAAGTGCTGAGGTTAATCAACTAAAAAAAGAATTAGATTTAAAGAGAGTTGATGTATTGGTGAAATACAAATCTGTATTTAAACACGATACAATTATGCACATATTTAGCGAGAAATTGCCTTGCGATTCATTTACTAAAGTGGTGAGTATTGATAGTGCCTATTTTAAGATTAATTTAAGCCTTTCTAACGCATCTTTGAGAATAAATAGTATTGAGATACCAAATGAGCAAAGATTTGTAATAGGTGAAAAGAAAAACGGCTTATTCAAAGCGAATGAGTACAGCGTAGTTGTTACCAATTCAAATCCAAACATTAAAGGCGAAAGCCTGAAAGCGTACACGTTCAAACCTTCGCCCAAGTGGTTTAATTCAATCGGCTTTAAGGGCGCTGTCTTCGTTGCTGGTGTTATTGGAGGACTGATTATATCCCATTAACCGAAAGTATTCAATTAGTATTTCCTTTTTGTCTTGCTCACTAAATTGGCTGCTTTGCATTGCTATTATTATAGCTTCGATTGAATTTAATTCCATTTTATTTAAGTTTTTCTATTATATTTTGAACGCTCAGAATTGAATCGTAACCATCGTCAAATTTCACCTCTGATGTTATTTCTTTTATTAACCTTTGCTTAAATTCATTGACCGCCTTATCCTTTTCTTGAGTAGCGTAAATTTCCATTGCTTCAATTTCCCTTTCATAAGATACTAAATAATAGAATCGCTTTAAATTATCTTTAGTTACATGGCTATGCAAATGATGCCTCAATATCTCTTCTGCTGTTTTATTTTTCATACTATTTTTTTAACTTTCTCGTTCCTCAATTTGCCCTTTGCACACCCAAAGAAATTCATTAATTAAATTCTCATCACCTTCGCCTTTTTCTTTGTTAATAGCATTGCTATTGGTGGTCATAAGTCTGTAATTATTACCATTGTGTTTGATGTAGCAAAGCCACAAGCCATTTTCCTTTTGTGTTACTCTTGTTATTTCAGTTGCCATGTTACTTTGTTTTACTTCGTTTATTTCGGGGGTATACGTATTGCGTATATTGAGATGTTAGCAACAATACTACAAACCGTACTTCGATTTAAGTTTTTCTAATTGTTCTAACTCAATATTTTTAATTCTTTTATTTTCTTGTATATCTCGCTCATCTTGTCTTTTTTGGTATTCAATTTCTTCTTTTTCACACGCTTGTTTGTATTCATTTTCAGAAATTAGACCCAAATCAACAAGGGAATAGTCGGTATTATCTTTACTATATTGATTTATATTCACTTCATTTTTTGTGTATCCAAATCCTTCTGTAATATCATTAACAACCAATACCGCAAATGTGTTATCTGTAAATTTTAACCATAACTCTCCGCAATCTAATTTCAAATCAGAGATTGTTTTTCCTTTCAGTTCATTGATATTCTGTATTTCATTTTTCATATTATATAAATTAATCGTTTATAATCCGTACTGTTGCTAACAGCACATAAGCAAAAGCCCAAATCCCTCGCTAAAGCCAACGCTATTTGTGCCTTCGCTTATTTGCAAAACGTAGTGGCAATTTAACGACCACGTCAATCCACGTTTACGGAAACCACCACGACATTTATGCGGACTTGGTGAATCAAAAGTATTTTGACCACATAAATCACAAGTATATTTTACTTTGCATTCATTATTTTCGCCCCTAACTTTACATTCACCTCCAATAGTGCATACCTTTCTTATAGCATCAGGTTTATTAAATTGCTTACTTTCGTAGGTATTAACAATCTTTTTCGCTTCTAAATAATGTTTTTCTGTTATCATAATTTTTCGTCTTTAAATCGCAACTAAATAAACCTGCAAAACGTTATGTGCAATAAAATTTTTAATAATTATTTTTCCCATTGCACTCTAAATTTTTTTCAAAAATTAAAAAGGTTTATAAAACACCAATACATTTTGATGAACCTTAACTATTTTCTTTGATGCTTCAAAAATTCTTGGAACTCTAATAGCTGCGCTGCCAATATTATTTTGTAAAATCATTTCGTTATAAAATTTCATACCGCAATCTAAAAATGCCCTTTTTGTATCTCCTACAAAATCTAAATAATACCCTTTTTTATCTCTCACTTCGCCAACTACAAAAATAGCGTAACATTTAGGCTTTAATTTTTCTATCGACAACGCTATAATTGACCTGTATTTTATTTTAAAATCTTCATAATACATATTACTCAAATCTTCTTTTAAGTCGCTATAAACTTCTAAATTTGCGTATGGCGGGCAACTAAACACTAAATCATATTTAGGCATTAATTCAGTTATAACTTTTTCACTATCTCCACAATACCATTGTGGCTGATTATTTACTTCTAATATATTTAAACCTTGCTCTCGATTATTTTCTACTTGCTCACTTCTTAATTCAATACCTGTATAATTAAATCCTAAATAATTTGCTACAATTCCACGAACAGAACCACCAGCAAAAGGGTCAAGTATCATTCCATTTTCAGGGCAAAACCAATTATACATTAATTCAGTAAGTGTGGGGTCAAATACTGATATTCCCTTATGGCTTTCTTTTCCACCTTGCACCTTCGCGCAAGTTGATGAAAATCCTAATAAATTTTTATCCCTTCCAACTTCACTTTGTAATCCTAATGCCATCCACTTTCTTTTCCTGTTAATCCAATGCCCTGTTGTTGTATTTAAAATACTTACTGGCACTTCTCCGTATTTTTCACGAAGTAGTACATTCTTTATTACATCATTTCCAAATAAATCTTTTTCCATATTGTTACTTTTTTTTTGCTTCATCTTCAATTTGTTTTTTAAGTTCTTTTATCATGTTACTTTGTTTTACTTCGTTTATTTCGGGATATACGCATTGCGTATATTGAGATGTTAGTAGCAATTAATTGAGTGGTTTTGAATCAATGTTTTTAGATACAACCTAATTCTCGTCGGCTTTTCAAGATGCTCAAAAAACAAGTCAGCCATCTTCTCAGCAGTTCTCAGCTGCGCCTTTGTTTTGCAGCTCACGATAGTGGCAATGCACTTATCGTAGGCTCTGTTTAATTGGTAGTCGTTCATTATAGTAAAGATTTAATTACGTTTTCGATTACTTTGTATTCGCTTTCGCTGCATTCTATTTTGTCGCCTTTGCTGGTGTAGTAAAATGCTTCGATAACCTCTTCTAAGTCGGTTGTGTATTCATCATAACCTTGCTCTTCGTAAGTGTCGGCTACGCTCTCGGTCATTGTTGAACGAATAGTTGCATTAATAACTAACTGCATATTTCCGCGTGTCAATTCTACTTCAAAAGAATCGAAGTCATAATCGCCAACAGAATCAAAGTTAAAATTTAATTTTTCAATAGCGCGAACAATCTCGCGTCTGTTTTCAAGGAATACATTGATGTCGTACATATTATTTGCCTTTAACAAGTGTATAACTAACCTCACCGTTCTTTGTTAATATAGCGCAGTCTTTTATAAAGCCTCTCGCTATTGACACTTTAGAGAAATTAATCTCTCTTACTTCTTTTCCTTCTTGTCTGATTACTGTTGCTTTCATAATATAAGTATTTGTTTGTTTGTTTAGCAAATATAGGAATGTTATTTGGATATTCAATAAAAAACATTAATAAAGTTTATCAACAATATAATGTTTATAACTTATTTTATTTATTTTGTTTGTTAATTAATAAAGTTTGTCTATATTTGCTCTATAACAACTTAAATCAAATTTTATGAAAACAAACATTTGCACAAAAAAAGAAGCTCTTGCATCAGCAAGGGATTACTTTGGCAGAAAATTATTAAGAGGAGTAGATATTAGTATAATGGGCGGTAATAATCCGTATTGGTTATTTATTTTTAAAGGTCAATCTTTTGAAATTAGATAATCAATATTTTTAAAAAAAATAAACAAAATGGAAAAAAAAGAACTATTAAAACAAGCAAATTTCGCCCGTTTGGTGAATCAATCTCCTGTGCGCATCTATTATTTAATTGAAACGCGAAGGCTGCCCGTTACCACTATTGACGGGGTAAACTTTATCGAAGCAAGTGAGGAAAATATAAACATTGCTAAACGTAAAACAAATGATAAAAAGTAAAATCAATGAAACAATCGACCTAATCGGCGATTTAGATTTCAACATTCGCTGGGTGCAGCGCAAAATAGCACAAAAGAATTACAGCACCTTTAAGTGTATTCAGCATCAGGAATTAATTCAACAGATGGTGTTAAAACGATTAAAAGAGCGTTACAATAAAGCAGTCGGTCAATTATTAATTTATTAAAATCAAAAAATATGGAAAACAAACAAACAACAATCGAAGAAGTTCAGCCAGTAGCAGAAGCAACGGCAGAACAACAAGTGGAAGCAACAGAGGAAATTAAATTTTCCGTTATGCAAAACAATCAAACAGACCTTAGCACATTTGGCAACAAAGAAGGATTTGAGCATTCAATGAGGGTAGCAAAAGCACTAAGTGTTAGCGACCTTGTGCCAGCTCAATATAAAGGAAATATATCTAACTGCCTTATTGCCTTAGATGTTGCGCGTAGAGTGGGCGCAAGTGAGTTAATGGTGATGCAGAACTTATACATAGTTCACGGTAAGCCAGCTTGGAGTTCTCAATTTTTAATAGCGACATTAAACGCGTGTAGAAAGTTTTCACCACTACGTTATGAGGAAGACGATAAGAACGGCGGTAGATGCAGAGGTGTTGCGATTGATTTAAGCACAGGCGAAAGATTAGAAGGTGTGTGGGTTACTATGGAGATGGCAGCAGCGGAAAAGTGGATTGATAAAGCTGGAAGCAAATGGAAAACAATGCCGCAGTTAATGATGCGCTACCGAGCGGCTGCATTCTTTACGCGTCAATTTGCCCCTGAGGTGTCAATGGGAATAATGACAAGCGAGGAAGTGATTGATATTACACCAATTCAAAACCAAAAACCAACGAACCAATGGACGCAAGATTAATCATTGAAGCGGAACAGCGTAGCCCCGAGTGGCACGCTGCCCGTTTAGGTGTTTTCACCTCATCGGAAATTTACAGACTAATGACCAAGCCTAAATTGAAAGGTGAAGTGTTAAGCGAGGGCGCTAAGACGTACATCATGGAAAAGGTTGCCGAAAGTTTAACGGGTATTTGTGAAGATGTATTTATTACTCAAGCGATGCATTGGGGAGTTGATAACGAACCGCTGGCAAAGAAACATTTAGCACGATTAAACAACTGGACTATCGAAGAAACTACCTTTATCAAAGTTGAATCATTGAACTACGGTGGTAGTGGCGATGGTTGGATAAGAGAGATAAATGGCGCCCTGGAGGTTAAATGCTTAAATACCGTAAATCACCTGAGTGAGATTAGAGATAGCGAAGATTTTAAAAGTAATTTACCTAAGAGATTTTGGCAAGTTCTTTCAGATGCTTATTTGCGTGAGTGTGATGTGGCGGTGTTGGCTTGGTTTGACCCGAGAATACCCAACGACTTTGGATTATTTACTAAACAATTTAATGTTGAGCAAGAAGACGTTAACGAAATGCTGGAGAAGATTAAGCTGGCAAATGAATACTTTAAGCAACAAATTGAATATTTTAAATAAAAACTAAAAACAAGCAAAATGAAAAAAGGGTATTGGTGCAAAAAACGCGAGCTGGTTTTAACCGCTCATTTGCAGACCGATACCTCTTTGATAGATTTGATTGATGAAATGTTTTAATAAGTTTGCAAAATCAAAATACTTTGCATACTTTTACAAAATCAAATAAACGGCGTTCTTTCCCTCTTAGTTTAATTACAGAACATTTTATAGTTAAGAATGGATACAACTCTATAAAAAAAGTGTGTGCGAGATTCATGCAGAGGCATTTTATAAACAAACAAAAAACAAACAAAAAAATGGATTATTTAGAGTTCTTAGAAAAAAAACAAAAGAAGCACATCGAAAGTGGCTTTGAAGTTAATGATAATGATTTAAACAATAACCTATTCCCGTTTCAAAGATTCATAGTTAAGCGCGCTTTGAAAGCTGGCAAGTATGCAATATTTGCCGATTGTGGTTTAGGTAAAACATTGATGCAATTAACATTTGCAGAGAATGTAGCAAAGCACACTAGTAAGCCTGTATTAATACTTGCACCTTTAGCAGTTAAAGGTCAAACGCTAAACGAGGCTAAAAGATTTGGAATAGATACTACTAACATAGTAATTCAAAACTATGAGCAACTAGATAATATTGATTCTAATATTTTTGGCGGTATCGTTTTAGATGAAAGTTCTATCCTTAAAAACTTTGAAGGTGAAACAAAAAAGAATATTATCGATAAGTTTAAAAACACACCTTACAAATTAGCTTGTACTGCAACACCTTCACCGAACGACCCGATGGAACTTGGAAATCATAGCGAGTTCTTAGATGTTATGGGTAGAAATGAAATGCTCGCAATGTACTTTGTTCACGATGGCGGAGAAACGGCAAAATGGAGGCTTAAAGGTCATGCGGTTAAAACATTTTATCAATTCATAGGAACGTGGGCGATAATGCTTAACAAGCCACAGGATATAGGATTTACTATGGAAGGCTATAACTTGCCTACTCTTAATATTTTAGAGCGTAAAATAGTAACACCTAAACGCGATAACGGTCAGCTATTTAATGATGCAATTATTTCAGCTACTAACTTTAATCAAGAGTTGAGGTTAACTAAGATTGAAAGAATGGAAGATGCTATATCATTAGTAAATAATAGCGATGAAAATTTTATTATCTGGATTAAGCAAAATGAAGAAGGCGAATACTTAAAGAAACTAATACCTGGTGCTGTCGAGGTGAAAGGTTCAGATAGTTCAGAGTACAAAGAAAAGATGCTTTTAGGTTTTGCGAATAATGAATTCAGAGTTCTTATAACTAAAACTAAAATAGCCTCATTTGGTATGAACTATCAAAATTGCCGAAATCAAATATTTGCTTCTTTAGATTTTAGCTTTGAAGGATTATACCAAGCAATAAGACGTTCTTATAGGTTCGGACAAAAGAATGAAGTTAATATTCATTTAATTACTACCGACACAATGGCAAACGTAAAACAATCAATAGATAACAAACAAAAACAATTTGAACTTATGCAAGACGAAATGAGCAAAGCGATTAACGCTAACTTAAACAACGAACTGATGAATATCGGTAATGTTGACACAACAGAAGAAACAAATGAATTCTATCACATTAAACGTGGCGACTGCATCCAATTAATTAAGGATGTGCCTAGTGAATCGGTAGGGTTAAGTGTATTTTCTCCACCGTTTGCTGAGCTTTACACCTATTCTAGCCATTTAGAGGATATGGGTAATAGTAAAGACTACAATGAATTTTTGACTCAATTTGGATTCTTGATAAAAGAATTATACAGAGTAATGCAAAGCGGTAGAAATGTTGCAGTTCATTGCATGGATTTACCTATTCAAAAAGGGAAAGAAGGCTTCATTGGGTTGCGTGACTTTAGCGGATTACTTTTAAAAGCATTTGGTGAAGCTGGATTTATTTATCATTCACGAATTACTATTTGGAAAGATCCAGTTGTAGAAATGCAAAGAACTAAGGCGCTTGGTTTACTTCATAAGCAAGTAAAAAAAGATAGCACTATGAGCCGCGTGGGTATTCCTGACTATGTTATGGTATTTAGAAAAGATGGTGAAAGAACTAATCCAGTAACAAACACTAATATACCAGTTGATTTGTGGCAAAAAATAGCTTCGCCAGTGTGGATGGATATTGATTATGGTAATACTTTACAAGGTTATAGAAATGGTCGTGAAGAAAATGATGAAAAGCATATTTGCCCGTTACAATTAGATACTATTGAGCGTTTGATATTGCTTTATTCTAACGAAGGTGATACGGTACTTACTCCATTTATGGGTATTGGTAGCGAGGTTTTTCAAGCTGTTAAAATGAATAGAAAGGCTATTGGTTTTGAACTTAAAGAAAGCTACTACCAACAAGCTAAAAAGAATGTGCAAAGCGCGGTATTGGAAAAGTCACAATCAACACTATTTTAATATGCAAGAACTTATCAAACGTAACTACGATTCGATTGTGAATCGTGGTTACATAACATCAGGCACGACAGATTTAGAGTTTATTTGTAAAATTGAGGAGGAAGTAGAAGAGGCAATTTATGAATCATTGCTTCATCGAAAAGGTAAAGAAAACAATCTACGCGAAGAGTTAGCCGATGTTATTTTAACGTGCCTTAATTACGCTCATCACTTCGGTATTGACATCGAAAAAGAACTACAAAGAAAGATTGAGAAAAACGAAAAGCGAAAGGATTAATTTGTATATTTGTGCATCTCTTAGCGGCTAAGTACGAAAATCACTAAGATATTTTAAAACAGCTTAATCGGGCAGCAACTATAAAGGACTTCGTACTCCTGTCGCGGTTGCTCCCGAAGCGGCTTATATTATTAATATGGCTAAAGAACTACCTTATTTTAAATTCTTTTGCTCTGAATGGAGTGATGGAGATATTACATTGGAGGATTACGAAACTCAGGGACTTTTTATAAACATTTGTGCTTACTATTGGAGTAATGAATGTATTTTAGAAATTTCAAAACTTAAAAAGAGATTTAGAAATGATATTGCATTAATTGATTTATTAATCAAAAACAATATACTAAAAACAACAGATGAGTTTATTGTAATTAACTTCTTAGATGAGCAGAAAAACGACAGAAAGTTGAAATCGATGACTAATAAAGACAACGGAAGTAAAGGAGGTAGACCAAAAACCCAAGCGCAAACCGAAAATAACCCAATCGGTTTTAATTCGCTAACCGAAACGAAAGCGAATCAAAAGGCAATAAGAGAAGAGAAGAGAAGAGAAGAGAAGAATTTAAAAAAGGATTTTTCCGATGAAGTAGTTGAATTAGGCAAATACGTTTTCAAAGATGAATTTTCAGTTAACCGAGCAATCACAACTTACTCGACTTCACTTACAAACCTAAAAGAATCATTTCTAAATTTCTTGATGTCGGAAAAATACCACGAAAAAGAACTTAACGAACTCGCAATGGATAAAATGAGTAAACACTTTTTCAGATGGCTACTAACACATCAACCCGAAAAGGTGAGTAAAGATTACAATTCACTAATGGAAGGAAAGCACGGTGAAGATTACCATGTTTGTATTACTCCAGTTTCAGAAGAAAGAGTACAAGAAATGATTCAAGAAGGTTGGGTACAAACACCACAAGGAATGGTATTAAGATTAAAAAAATGAAAGATAATTTTTTTTGTGACCCATCCGAAGCATTAGATGTTTTGGATAATATTCGAGAAGGAAGAGTTAAAATGGGTTTAGGTATTGGCGATGAAGTTAGCGACCAGTATTTAAGATACAAGCAAGGTCAATTTGTAATGATTAACGGGGCTGATAATACGGGGAAAACAACTTGGATTCTTTGGTACTTCGTTGTTTTAGCTTTGAAGCATAAAATAACCTTTGATATATTTTCAGCTGAAAATTCTATTGCATCATTGAAACGCGATATAATGCAATTCATGACTGGAAAAGAACTAAGGAAGTTGAGCGATATTGAATATCGCAGAGCGTTCGATGAAATGAATTTTTACTTTAAATTCATTCGCAACGACAAGACTTACACCGTTCAAGAGATATTGAAGATTAGCGCACAAAGCCCTAACAAAGTGTTATTGATTGACCCGTGGAACTCACTAAGAGGCAACGGAGGAAACAAGCACGAAGAAGATTACGACTCATGCGGCGATATTCGCGTTTTCTGCAATACAACGAAAAAAAGCGTGTATGTTAATGCTCACTTGGTAACGGAGGCAGCAAGAAAGAAGTTTCCTAAAGACCACGAATACGAAGGTCATCAAATGCCACCATCAAAAAGTGATACAGAGGGCGGTCAAAAGTTTGCTAATCGTTGCGACGACTTTATAACCATTCACCGCATGACGCAATTTGAAGCGCGTAAGAACTTCACAGAGGTTCACGTAAGAAAGGTTAAGGAAACCATTACTGGTGGAGGGGTTACTCAATTAGACCGACCGATAATATTTAAGTTTTGGAACTACACTAGGTTTGAAGTCGGAGAACGTAATCCAATAGCAAACGAAACAGGACAAGGTACACCAGTACAACAAACACTAACAACATTAAACCACGCAAAAAATGAAGGATTTGAAAAAGAAAGCGTTCAAGAAGATGCAGACCATTTCCCGTTCTAACATAGCCGAAGAGCGCGAAACGGATAGCCTAAACGACCTATTTAAAGAGGAGATAATGATAGATTTATCTTTTGATTTAGCACTTTGCAACATCATGGCAAAAAAATCAACAGGCGCAAAAAGGAATAATTGGGAAAACATGGCTTTACGAATCGAAGGATATAAAACCTACATTGATAAAATCCATTTAAAGGCAAAAAGAGAGTATCTAATCAACGATATGAAGCCAAGTGGTATAATTACACTACTCGATGAAAATAAACGCTTAAAACGGCTTAATTCAAGTTTATACCAACAGAATGACAAACTTAAAAGTCAAATTGATAACTATGTGGCTCGATTCGGACTATGAAAAAAAAGTGTGGGGGCTGCTTATTTCAATGCAAGCTGGCGAAGAGTTCAATATCCTTCAGAAGGTTGCACCGCAAAGACGTGATGAATTTATTAAGATAGTAAAATACTACATAGACCACTATTGCAGTGATTTAACGGAGATTGAATTTAACAACGAATACACGGCAATAAAAAAAAATATTTAAAATAATGATGAAAAAGTTTGCAAATCAAAATAAAAGGGCTATATTTGTAAACGAGGAAGCAATAACGCAACCTTAAAAAAACAAACAAAATGAAAACGACAAACGAACAAAGAATGGCAGCGATAAGAGTAATAAATAACATTATTACTTTGAAAACAAACGTTTTTAACGGTTGTGAGGCTGACAAATTAGAATTTGAAAAAGAGTCTAAAAGACTTGAAGGAATCAAAACGTGGGCAATTAATAATAACCAGTTGCAAGAGATAAAAAGTTATTTTGCATCAAAGAATTTCGGTGGTCATAACCAATTTGCTGCTGCTGAAATTGCATCTTTTTTTAATGCATAAATAATGACTAACAAAAAACAACATGGTGGCGCTCGACAAGGCTCGGGCGCTAAGCCAAAATACAACGAGAAAACAACCACCATTGCCTTTCGTGTACCGATTAGCAAGGTTGATGAGGTTAAAGAAATAATTAAAAAAAAGCAATCACAATGGAAAACAGAAAACTAATCTACGTATACACCTCAACTGGTCATCTGGTGAATAGCACACCCTTTATTGGCATTGAGAAAGCAGTCGAATTTTTGGTGAATAAAGCCGAAATAGAATTTGACGTAACGGAAGATGACAAAAAAATGTGGCGCATTGGAATTTTGGAACGATGCAGAACCAACGGGGAGAAATACGCTGGCTATTATTTCCGACCTCGACCTACAACGGTTTTCAAAACAGCGCAGAAATTTAAGATTATAAAACATTATTAAGATGAAAGTACTGAATTTGTACGCCTGCTTAGGCGGCAACAGATACAAATGGACAGATTGCGAAGTTACAGCAGTTGAACTTGACCCTGAATTAGCGAGAATGTACCAAGAGCGTTTTCCTAATGATACGGTAATTGTTGCTGATGCTCATCAATATTTGCTTGACCACTACAAAGAATTTGACTTTATATGGAGTTCGCCACCTTGCCCGACACATAGTAAAAGTAGATTTGCAAGACACGAAAGCACAACACCTGAATATCCTGATATGAAATTGTATCAAGAAATTATTTTTTTAGATAATTATTTTAAAGGAAAATATTGTGTTGAAAATGTAGTGCCATTTTACGAGCCATTGGTTGTAGGTAAAAAAAGAGGTAGGCATTTGTATTGGACAAACTTTAATATACCGAGTGATTTAAACGAAAGAAAAGCATCAATAATGGAAGGTAAAGATGAAGTAAAAAGGTGGTGCGAATTTCACGACTATAATTTTTACCAATATAAAGGCAAACAACGAATAGATAAGATTGCAAGAAACCTTGTTGATTACAAAGCTGGAGAAACAATATTTAACGTAGCAATGGGAATAATAACTAAAAGTAATTTAAAACAAACTGAACTTTTTTAACATGAAACCACCCGAAAAAACAACCTACATTTGGCGCAAAATAGGCGACGAGAAATATTTATTAATGGTATGCCCTTCAATGTGCGCAGCCGCCCGATACCTGATAGAAGTTGGCGCAAAGACAGAAACGAGCGTAAAGAATATAAGTAATGGGATATACGTGTATATTGACACCGAGATAGCAATTAATAACGAATATCTTTTAACCTCCTTCTTAAAGTGGAAAAGCAAATCAAAAGAGCAAAGCGATAGTATAATTGAATCATTTGCTAACCCAAAACCAAAGCATTTGCGATTTACTGGATTTAGTTATAAGTTTGAAGAGAATGAAGCCAGCATTTAAAATATACAAGTATTACAGATGCTGCGAGTTGATGGCAACGCATAAAAGGGTATTCAGAACGTACTACAATCAATCTTGGATTATAACCGACAAGGATATAAAAGACATAAGAAAGCAAGAAAAAAGGTTTAGTAAGTATGATGATTTCAGACCTTACGTTAAACACTATAAGCCAATAATAAAAAGGGCGTATAATATTTACGGTGGTTTAAAATTGAAATATTTAAGTAAATTAGCAGCAAACTTATCAACAGATTTATATGCGCCGTATTGCTAGGACAGACGATAATCAACAATTAATAGTTAAGCAGTTGCGACAGTTAGGTTGCAGTGTTGCTATTACGTCAATGATTGGGCGAGGTTTTCCCGATTTGGTGGTAGGGCATCAAAACAAAAACTATCTCATAGAACTTAAAGATGGTGCGAAAACGAAAAGCCGAAAGGAATTAACCGCAGATGAAGTGAATTTCTTTCAATCGTGGAAGGGGCAAGTTAATAAATGCGAAAAGTTAGATGAAGTGTGCAAGCTAATAGGGATTAAGATAGATTTTTTTGAATCAGGTGAAATTATACAAATAGGATAATATGGATGATTACAGCTTAATGCCTTTTGGCGCATACAAGGGGAGGGAATTAATAGAAGTGCCAGCAGAATACTTATTGCGCATTTTAAACAGCGGTGAAGCCGTTGGTAAGTTAAAGGAGTACATAACCGACGTTAAAGAAATATTAGAAATTGAAGTACAAAGTAAATTGAATTGATTAATTTATTAGATTTGGCAAAACAAATCAATCAATGCGAATAACCGAAAACTTCAATACTGAGCAACGAATAATAATAGATAGGATTCTTAAGGATATGTGGGCTTCGATGACTGAGGCGAAATGTAAGCAAGAGTATGAATACCTTCAAGCGAAATTATTCTTATACCAAGTACCGAGAGAAGTTGATTACAGGCAAGTGCTAAAGAGTAGGTTATACGGGAGAATCAAATGGGCTTTGCTAACGTGCAGCATAGCGCGACTTAAGAAAATGGAAGCAGAAAAGAAAACAGATGACAGACCTTATTTTAAACAGATAATGACGAAAATATGAACACAAAATTAAAAGCAATCGTAAAAGGAATATTAATAGTTGGAGTGATTGGCTCATTTGCTGCACTTACCTACCTGGCGAGTTTTGGAATAGCTTTTAGCGTTTATTCGCTTGCTGCTTGTTACTTCATGCTTAACAAATAAAGATGAGCGCAAAGCAGATAAGAGATTATTACGCTAAGGTAATTCGTGAGGCTTTAAAGGAAGTTGAGAAGAGGCAAAATAGTGAAAGTGAGATGCTTTGTTATAAGTATAAGAAGTTTAAAAAGAAAAATTCTAAAATAGAATAATATAGAATATGGCTTTTAAGAAGGGCAAACCAAAAACGGGAGGTAGGGAAAAAGGCGTTGAGAATAAAATTACTCAGGACGGCAGGGAAATTTTTAGGCTTATAATGGAGGGGCAAGTACCTAATGTAGATGAAGCATTAAACCAAGTTTACCTAGAAAATAAGGAAGCTTATTTAAAGTGCCTTGCTGCGCTAATGCCTTACTTTATGGCTAAAAAAACAGATATAACCACCAACGGCAAAGGATTACACGATAAGCCTATTATAATTGACTGGAATGGCGGAAGCGATAAGGATAACACCCTTTAATAAACAGATTGAAGCCAAGAGAGTAGCCGACACCAAGACCTTCACCTTATACGGAGGCGCGATTCGTGGCGGAAAGTCTTATTGGTTGCTACTTTGTTTGCTTTCCAACTGTTTCAAATACGATAAAAGCCGTTGGTTAGTGGTGCGCGAATCATTACCTACGCTTCGCAGAACTATCTTAGTAACCTTCCAACGATTATTAGATGAAGGATTTCAAAGGTATGTGAAGGAGTTCAACCAGCAGACAATGACCGTAACATTTACCAACGGCTCTCAAATTATATTTTTAGCTGAATCATTCGACACCGATAAAGATTTAAACCGATTTAAAGGATTAGAGATTAACGGTGCTGGCTTAGATGAAATAAACGAGCTACAAGAGGCGACATTTAACAAGGTGATTGAGCGTTCTGGAAGCTGGACTGGTTCACCTAATTGCCCTATTCAGATACTAGCAACGTGTAACCCATCAGGCGGTTGGGTGAAGAGTAGGATTTACGATAAATGGAAGGATAACGCATTACCGCCAACATGGGCGTATATACCAGCAAAGATTAGCGATAATCCACATATTCCAAAAGATTACATTGAATCGTTAAAGGCTAACATGCCACCGCACGAATACGATGTATTTGTAAATGGAAATTGGGAGGTGGATTTAAACGGCTCATTATTTAAACGCTCAGACTTTAATTACTTTGATAAAGTGCCCGAAGGTGCGCCCGATAGCGTACTTGGTTATGTTGACATAGCAGATGAAGGTAGCGACTATTTATGCGCTGTATTTGCCAAGATATACGGCAATCAAATTTATATTACGGATGCTATCTTCACACAGGACACAATAGACATAACTTGTCCAATGGTATCGGCTAAGATTAAGGAGTTAAATGTAGACTATACTCGAGTAGAGGGTAACAATCAAGGGGGCGGCTTCATTCGATTACTTCGCCAATCGGTAAGAGAAGATAAAGTATTGATGGTTAAGAATACCCAAAATAAGCACACGCGAATCTTAATGAGTTACCACGTTACAAAGAATAAATTCATATACGTTAAGCCTGAGAATCAAACAGACGAGTATAGGGCAATGATGCAGCAGATATACGAGTATAAGAAAGATGGCAAAAGTAAGCACGACGACGCACCCGATTCAATGGCTGGACTTGGTAGGTTCATTGAGGTTATGCTTCCGCATATCTTAGAATAAAATTTGGCAATTAATTTAATAGTTAATTTTAAAAAAAATTATCTATGAGTTACGTTTCTAATATCGTCGCTAAAATCTTTGGCTTTAATAGTATTAATGGAATGTACACGCAGTCAATTTACGACCGAAAGAATCCCATTCTTATCGACACCCAAAATAAGCTGGAAATCTATAAAACCATTCCACATTTTCAATCTGTCATTAATATTTTAGCCGATATGTTTAAAAACATGGAAATAAAATTATACGACAAAAAAACGGGTGAACAAATTGAGAATCACCCTGTGTTGGACCTACTAAAAAAGCCTAACCCGTTGCGCTCATTTGAAGAATTTTTATATGAGTACTATGTTTTTAAGTCGGTATTTGGCAATGCTTTTATATATCAAATTAAAGGACTACCGAGCGCGTTACCTTCCATTATGTGGAACTTACTACCAAGCGATGTTGAGGTTGTGCCTACGGGTAAGCTATACAACCAAAGCACCATTGATGGTATCATTAAGACGTACAAGGTATATGACCAATCTACTTATATTAACGTGTCGCCAAGCGATATGATATATAAGAATGAAGGTGTAGGCGGTAATATGATCACTTCAATTAGCAAGGTAGATGCTTTGCAACTTCCTTTATCAAATATAGTAGGCGCATTAAAGAGTGAGAATGTGTTAATAGTTGAGCGTGGCGCAGAAGGTATATTAAGCAATGAGAGTAGCGCAGATGGTGGGGCGATACCTTTAGGCAAAGAAGAGCGTGAGAGAATAACGCGTGAAATGGATAGGACTTACGGGATATTCGATGGACAGAAGCGTAAGATAATAACCAATAGCTCGTTGAAGTGGCAGCCTATGAGTTTTCCAATGAAGGATTTGATGCTATTAGAATGTATTGAATCGGACTTTCAAAGTATTTGTGCTGCTTACGGTGCTGATAGGGATTTATTCCCAAGCACGAAGGGGGCAACATTTGAGAATAAGAACAACGGACTAAAGGCAACATATCAAAACACTATCCAACCTCAGGCGGATGACTTTATTAATACGTTGAATAATGCGTTAGGGCTATATAAGCAAGGGCTTTATTTAGAGGCTTGTTATGACCACGTGCCAGTGTTACAAGAGGATAAGCAAATGGAAGAGCAAGCAGAGAAAACAGAAGCTGAAACAAACAGCATAAACATTAATACTATCATTTTATTGAATGGTGCTGTTACGCGAGGCGAAATAAGCCGCGATGTGGCAATTAACATTCTAAGCGGTGTTATGGAGTGCGATGTTGAAGAATCAAAAATGTACATCAATTAAAATAAAAATTTGGCAATTAATAAAGTAGTTATTTTTGAAAAGAAATGGAAGAAGCGAAAAAACATATAGTAAGTGAAGCCGAAAAAAAAGCGGCTCATTACTCAGTTAAGTATGCCGATGCTAATATAATTGATGTTAGCACCTCATCACGAATAGTTACGGGCTTCTTTAATTCTTATAACTTTTTCGACTCAGATAAGGACGTATTAATAATGGGCGCGGCTAAGAAGTCAATCGAAGAGCGCGGAGTTAACAGCAATGCGGTGGCTAAAATTAAACACGCATTAAATCACGACTTAACGACATTAGTAGGTAAGTTGCAAGTGCTGGAGGAAACGACTAAGAACGGTATTACGGGCATTTACTTTGAATCTAAGATAGCCAACACTACTTTGGGGAATGATACTTTGATTAACTACAAAGAGGGCATCTACGACAATCATTCGATAGGTTTCAAATACAACCAGCTTTCGTTAATTGAATCGGAAAAGAATCCCGTTGCTTGGAATGAGGTAGTAAGTAAATTGATGAATCCTGACGAAGCGGAAAAGTTTGGCTATTTATATATAGTTAAAGAAATTAATCTATTCGAGGGTTCAACCGTTGCCTTTGGCGCAAATTCATTAACACCTTTCTTAGGTGTTAAAAGTGGCAGTAAGGAGTCAATGACATTAGCATTAGTAAGCAAATTAAACCAGCTTGAATATACCGTTAAAAACGGAATGCAAAGCGAAGATATGTTAAGCACGTTTGAATTGCAAATTAAACAATTCAAGCAGATACTAAAAGAGATTGAAGTAGCAGAAACCTTTGATAAGTCCACACTTGCAAAAGTGCCGAGCGAAGCAAAATCAAGCGAAACAGTACAAAAATTCGATATAAATTCAATTATTAAAAACTTAAATTTCTAAAAAATGGAAGCACAAGACCAAAAAGCGTTAGTTGACGCTATCAACATTGAAGTTGGTAAAAAATTAGATGCTGCAAAGAGCGCATCAAACGATGAAATCACTTCATTGAAATCTGAATTAGAGGCTGTGAAGGCTGCTAAAGATGAGCTGAAAAGTGAAGTTAACGGTGAAATCGTTAAATTGAAAGCAGCTAACGAAGCGGCATTCATTAAGGCTGATTCTTACAAAACATTAGCTGACCAATTTGTTGATGGGTACAAAGCAATCATCAAAGAAAATGGTGCTGAAAAAATGAAGAAAAAAGGCTTTAGCGCGCAAATTAATGTTAAGGCTGCTGGCACTATGACTACTGCTAACATTGACGCGGTAGGTACTAACAGTATTCCTTACCAATTAGCTTCTTTCTCGGCTGGCTTAGTTGCTACTCACAGACGTAGACCTTTCATCATTGACCTTACTAACTTTGGTCGTACGGATAAAATGTACGTGCAATGGGCTGAAATGGCTAACAATGACCCTGGTACTGCTGGCATGACTTCGGAAGGTGGGGCTAAGACTCAGGAAGATTTTGATGTTAACGAGAAATCGGCTAAAGTAGAAAAGGTAACGGCATACACTAAAGTTTCTTTGGAAATGTTAGATGACGTTGCTTTCATGGAAGCGGAAATCAGAAATAACCTAATTGAGTTAATCGCCCTTAAAGCAGATGCTCAAGTATTAGGTGGGAACGGAACAACTCCGAACTTAAACGGTATTACTACTCAGTCAACTACTTATGCTGCTGGTTCATTTGCTGGCACTTTTGGAACTGCTGCTAATAACTTCGATGTATTGCGTACTGCAATCAATCAAGTTGAGGCTGCTAACTACTTACCTTCTGCAATCGTGTTGCACCCAACAGATGCGACTTTCATGGAGTTGACAAAAGATACTACTAATGGTTATGTTGCACCTTCATTATTCTTAGTGAGTAATGGTGTTACTACTTTTGCTGGTATTCCCGTAATTAAAAATACTGGCGTAACAGCTGGTACTTTCTTATTAGGTGATTTCAACCAAGTGAATGTTAGAATGCGCCAAGATGCTACCATTTCAATGGGTAACGAAAATGACGACTTTACTAAAAACCTAATCACTATCCTTGCGGAAATGAGATTAGTATGCTACATTCCTTCGAATAGAGTGTTGTCATTGGTAACGGGTTCATTTTCGACTGCAAAAGCAGCATTAAACGCTTAGTTAATCGGGTGAGGAATTAAAAAACCTCACCCTTTAATATTTAATTTATGGCAAAGAAAATAAAAGAAGATGTGATAGTTGAGGTTGTGCAAGTTGCCGAGATTAAAGGCAATGTATCAATCGAAATCATCAAAGATACCCAACACTTAAAGGTTGGTGAAATCTATAAAGAGAGCGGTGATATTGCAGCTAATTTAATAGCTAAAGGCATCGCGAAGATTATATAAGACGTTTGTTTTGCTTGTTGGGGGTAGGAGTGATTACCTACCCTTTTTTTTTAAACTTATTTTATGGCATCAATATTAGTTAAAACAACCGATTTTACAGGGCTTTATGCGATAGCGCAGACAAGCTATACAACACCAATAGTTCAGGCTTATATTGATGAGTTTGAAAAGACATTTATAAGAAAATTACTTGGCTTAGAGTTGGGCGATTTGTTTATAGCTACGGTAGTAAATAACGCGCCCGTTGGTGCAAGATACTTAGCTGTATTCAATCCATTAGCAATTCAAGTTAGCGGCTTAAATTCGGGAGTGTTTTTAAACGGTCAAAATTGGGTAACGGGAAGGATATTCGAGAGCAGAGGAATGAAGGAAATACTAAAAGGTATTATTTATTGCCTTTATGTACAAGGTACTCAGTCGCATCATTCACAAAGCGGAGTTGCAAAGGCAACAGCAGATGTAAGCATCATAATGAGCGGCGAGAATGCGGCTCGTATGGGAGAAATTAGACACAACGGAATAATAAGTGATTGGGAGGCGGTGCAATATTATATATCGCAAAATCACGCGACTTATACCGAATACGATGGCTTGGAATTACAACCTAAATACAGCGCGATACTATGACGTATAAGACCGACATAATAGACTATATAGGCGACGTGCTGAATGATGTCGACAAAACAATAACAATACTAAGCACTACCAATCCCTCAGGCGGTGTGTACATTATAACCGTTGACGATGTAAAGTGGATACAACCAAGTATAATTCTGTCAATAGGTGGCAACGATTACACCGTAAGTTCAATATCGGGCTGTGTGATTACGCTATCGGGCGCAAGTGCCATCGTGGTAAGTACATTCACTTTACCAACGGTTTACTTTTTTCATGGTACGGTCAAAGAAACAAATATAACACTAACCAAGAGGCAATTCGATACTGACAAAACACCGTTGGTTTATTTATTGGAAGTATTTAGCGAAAGGTTTAACGAAGATTACGACGAGTTTGAGCGCGTGAGTGATTTGCGTTTATTTTTTCTTACTCATGCTGACTTTGAGAATTGGGAAGTAGATGACTTCTATTCTAATTCTATTAAGCCAATGCAACGCCTTACTCAACACTTTATCGACACATTAAACAAGCAGGTGCGCGTTCAACAAATAAGAGATTATGAATTAACTAATCTCTCTCGTTTTGGTGTGTATGTGAATAATAAAGGTTTTGAAGCTACACTATTCGAGGATAAATTAAGCGGTGTTGAGCTGCGTATATCGTTGGAATTGCGGAAGCCTACCGATTGTGTTGGCTACTGCTAAAAAAAATTAGGCAATAAAAATAAAAAGTAAATTTGAACTATTAATTAATATAAATTTTAAAATTAGAAATCATGGCAAATTGTTGCAGTCTTACAGTCGCAAATACAGGGTTTGGCTGTACCCCCATTATGGAAGTAGTGGAGAAATTTATTGAGGTTTCATACTTTAAAGGAGATGGAACTATCAATGAAATTGATTTGACAGATACGTTCAACTTGGCTTATTTTACCGCGCTGGTGAATGATGCCGACGAAACGCTTCGCTGGTATCCTTTGCCATTCGTGAAGAATATGGTAGATGAGCGCGCGGATTCTGACTTTGAAAGTTTCGACGATAAAACGAGAATTGAGCGTCAAGTTGGTATTCGTTCAGTTAAGACAATCATTACTACTTTAGGAAATAACGCTGGTGCGGTATCACCTCAAATGGTTGGTAAGATTAACGATAAGAAATGTAAAGTTTCGGGATTGTTTGGTGTTACTAAATCTAAGCAATTAGTTGGCGAAATGATTAACGATGGTTATTTAGCGCCGATTAGAATTGATAACGGCTCTTTAATGGCTATTTTAGTTAAGACTGGCTCAGGTGCAATCACGCAGAAAATTAACTTAGGCTTCGACTGGCATATTGATGTGCAAGATGAAAGACTTCGTACTTTGGAAGCAGACGAAATGACGACAGATATTAGCTTGTTAAATGGCTTATTAGATGTTACTTCTGTATATTCTGCAATCGGTCAAACTTCGTTTAAAGCAACGCTTAAAACTATTTTCGGAACATTCGTTAATCCTTTATTAGTTGAAGGCTTAGTAGCTGGCGACATGGCATTGTACAACATTACTGATAGCGCAAACGTAACTATCACAAGTGCTGTTGAAGCGCCTGATGGAACGTACACAATTAGTTATGCTACTCAAACGGTTGCAGACGTGTTGAGGTTGACCATCACTAAAGATGGTTTTGATTTTACAGCTGTTACAGCTAACACTATCACAATATAATCTAAGGGGAGGGCTTAGGCTCTCCCTTTTTTAAACTAAATAAACATGGCAAAAGAAAACGAATTTTTAAAAGTGGGTGGCATAACGTGGGCGCTTTACGGTGTTTCATGTTTAACCAAAGATGAATTTGTATCTATGTACAAAGGTAACGCTCATCTTACAGATGGCTTAGATAAGATTTGGGCGACTTTAAAGGCAGAGTGCAAAGCTAAAGGTATTGTATGGAAGGAAGATGTATTAGATGCAGCGCCTGAGAATACAGATTTAGCCGTACCAAGTGAAAAGAAAAAGAAAAAGAAGATTATAGAAGAGTAGCAAATGAAAGCCTTAGCTGATTTACTTAAAAGAATAATTGGCATTGAAAAAAAGGCTGATAAATTCTTTGTTGAAATTTTGAAGGATAGCAACGTACAAGCTCAGATAATTGATTTAAATTTAGAGCAGATGTACGAAGGAGGGATAGATAGCGAAGGGAATAGTTTAGGGCAATACGCACAAATAACGGTCAGCTATTGGAAGCCTTTAGCAAGGAGTTTAGGCAACGATGGAAGGAAAGACCACATAACGCTAAAAGATACGGGCGAATTTTACAAATCATTTAGAATTAAGTTAGAAAATGACGGGTTCAGAATCACAGCCAACGCAATCAAAGAAGATACGGACTTGGCGCAAATTTACCCTAAAGTCATTGGACTTAGCAAAGAGAGTAAAGCAATGGTTAGCGAACTTATTACACCGTATTTTATTGAAAGCATACGGGCGCAAATACTGGGATAGCATTGAAGATATGCCGATTTATGATTGGTTTAAGTGGCACGAGGAAAAGGATAATACATATTTAAGTAAGACGCGCAAAATAGGTTCTTTGGTTAATTACTTTGGCGATAAGATAATGACACAATTTATTGAGCGTTTCGGCTTTAGTGAATCGTTTATAAGGACCTTAGAAAAGGAAAAAGAATTAGTGTTATTACAAGCGAGAAGGGCAATTACAGATGATAGGAGTTTAAACGCGTTCATCAAGATTTGCGAGCTGGAGATTGAGGCATTAAAAAAAGAAACAACAGAGCGTGCCGACTTTTACGAAATTAAAGGAATGTTAGAGCATGAAATAGGATTTCAAATTAACATAAAAAAAATAAGTGTTGCGGAATATTACACCTATTTTAAAGCACTTAAAAAAATAAGACCTAAGCAAAATGGCTGAAAGCGGTAAGATAACAAGGCAAGATATAATCGCGGATGATGCGTTTACAACACCCGTAGCTGAGGCTAAAGAATTATTAAAGGTTATCACCGAAATATCCAATGCGCTTAAAACAAAGACTAAGACTACTGCCGATGGCTTTGCTATTGCATCGCCGCAATCTGTTGAAGATGTAAAGAAATTAACAGCGCAAATAGCTGAACTTCAAAAACAAATTGCAGCCTTAGAATCAGTAACAGAAAAGCAAAAGAAAGCATCAAAGGATTTAACGGCTGCTCAAGCACAAGAGAATTTAGCACGTCAAAAGCAACGTCAAGAGGTGACGCAGCAAGTAAAGTTAAATTCAGACCTTACTACCACCTACGAAAAGCAAGTCGTTAGGCTGGCGCAAATCAAAAAGGAATTAAAGAACATAAGCGCTGAGGGTGGAAAAGCACCTAAGGCATTAACCGATGAATTTAAGAAGTTAGATGGCAGCGTACGAAAGGCGGAGGAATCGGTAGGTGAACATACGCGAAGTGTTGGAAATTATAAAAGTGCATTGCAAGGCTTGGGCGGTCCGCTCGGTAACGCTGCAAATGGAATAAGCAGTTTAGGAGGGCAATTAAAATCTTTACTTGCTAACCCTTACGCTTTAGCTATTGCGGCTATTGCTGCGGCTATTTATGGCTTATTCAAGGCTTTCACCTCAACAGATAGCGGCGCGACTGAGTGGGCGGTTAGAATAGAACAAGCAAGTGCTATATTAGATGTAGTGCGTAAAAGGGCACTATTATTAATTGATGCTATTAGCGCATTATTTAGTGGCGAGTTTACAGAGGCAAGCAAAAAGTTTGGCGAGGCGGTTAGCAGTAACGGCGATGACTTTGAACGGGCAACAGATGCAGCGCGAGTGTACACAGAGGCATTAGATAAGTTAGAAGATGCGCAAAGCAATTATGCGGTGGCATCAGCTAAGGCAAATTTAGAAATATCGAAGTCAGAATTTAACGCCGCGGATAGAAGTTTCTCAATAGCGCAAAGACGTGATTTTTTAATAAAGGCATTGGAATTATCAAAAGCAGAAGTAACAGCGCAAGAGCAATTTGCTAAAGATAAATATAAAATAGAAGTAGATTATTTGGCGGCTAAAAGTGGTTTAACGTCGATGCAAATAATGCAATATGTTGACATGACGGAAGCGCAAAAAGAACAAGCTTCATTCTCGGTTCAAACAGCAAGGAATCAATATGAAGATGAATTTAAGGCATTGAATGAATTTAGAGCAAACGTAATAAAAGAAGAGGAAAAATATTACACAGAAAACAAAAAGAACAATGCAAAGCTGGCTGCCTTTGATGAGCAAATTAAGAAGGAAGCAGAAGATAGAGCAAATAAAGAAGCTGAAATAAAAAAAGCAGCGGTACAAGCGTATTTAAATTTTCAAAAAGAAAAATTAAACGAGTTAGATAAAATTGAAAAACAAAGGAGAATTGATTTAGACAAAGCCGAACAAGTAAGATTAAAAGATGATGGTGTGCGAAATCAATTAGACCAAGAGAAAAGACAAGGGTTAATTGATGGTTACAACGAGCAAAGCGAAGCATTGAAAGAAAGCAATAAAAAAGATGTTGAGTTAGTAATAACTGGTATAAATATAGAATTTAATGCAAGAGCAAAGAAATTAGAAAAGCAAAAAGATTTTGAGTTAAGCAACACGCAGCTAACGGCAAACGAAAAGCTATTAATCGAAGAGAAATTTAAAAACGATGTAGCCAACTTAGAAAGAGAAAAAGCAAAGGAAATAACCGCCGTTAAAAAGACCGCTTTAGACCAAGAGAAAAAGGATAAAGAAGATGCCTTAGCCAACGAAAGAAAAGTACAACAACAAGTTTTACAAGGCATTGAGCAAGGCACGAAAAGAAGAAGCGAGATAATTCAAAACGGTTTAAATGCTGAGATTAAAAAGCAAGACGACGCAATACAAAGACAGCAAGAGTTAGCGGCAAAAGGATTAGATAATACTTTGGCATACCAAGAGAAAAAGCGTGAGGAATTACAAGTTAAATTAGCGCGTGAAAAAGAAGCCGAGAGAAAGCGTGAAGAGGCTTTACAATTAGCTGGAGCATTCTTAGGTAGTTATCAAAGTAGATTGGATAGGAAGCAAAGCACGACAGCCGCCTTAGCTGGTGCATTAGCTGACACGTTAATAGCAAAGGCAATAAGTTCAACAATCGCGGGTGCATTTGCTGGCGGTGTTGAGGACTTTAAAGGCAAAGGAAGCGGAACGAGTGATAGTAATTTAATCGCATTCTCTCATGGTGAATCGGTGGTTACGGCAAAGGCAACACAGCAATACAGCGGACTCGTTACTGCGATGAATAAAGGATTGGTTGATGATTATGTGAAGCAAATGATATTACCTGACATGGATGCGCCTATGAAGTCGAACGGGAATAGTTTTCAAAGCGCGGCTATTGTGTACACGCTTACAAAAGAGTTGGGAGAATTGAAACAAGCCATCAAAAACAAGCAAGAGATAAAAGTAAATTGGAATGCGCAAGGTGAACGAGTAGAGGAGATAGTAAAAGATGGAATGAAGACAGTTATTAAGCACGTTACAACAGGAAAAAGAAGATTATGAAAACACTATTTTATCTAAATGGTGCGCTCATTGAACCACCAGCAAATCAAAAGGAATTATCCATTCAATTAAACTTTGATAAAGATGCACCGACTGCACAGGTTTCTATTAATAAATGGCGTTTTGTTCGAGATAACGCTGGAACTATTCAAGATTATATTGATGGGGGTCTACTCGGCGGCGCTACTATTTACGGCTCTTACGGCGTTACTGCTGGGATATTTGAGGGATTGCCTTTTCGGATTGACCTCAACCATTTGGGAACGGTGCAAACGATTTTTGATGGGTATTTAGATTTAAGCGATAATGTTGAGGTGAGCTGCAACGACATAACGGCAAGCGCAAAAGAAACGCATAAAATTGATTGGCTAAATGAAACTGCGGATAGCGTAGATTTTCAATTTTTATACGATACTAACCCATCTGTATTCAGCAATAAATTCATAAATATACCTTATGTAATTAACACGCTGCCGAAAGGAAGTGAAGCCTTTTTAGCGACGATAAGCGCCTTTGTGATTGCCATTGAATTATCGAAAGTAGGTGTATTATATTCAGATGCCATTGCTGACATTACGGGAGTAGTTAACGCGATTGCTGGAATAATTAAATTGATAGCTGCGATAGTGTACACAATCACGTTAATTGCTTCGCTTATCAAATTAATTTACGACGCGTTTAACTACATTATACAGCCGATAAAATACCATCAGGGAATGAGAGTTAAAGACCTATTAACAATCGGTTGCTCTCATTTTGGATATACCTTTCAATCTTCAATATTTAGCGGTGAATTAAAAGACTTGGTTATACTTCCTGAGAAGTATCAAAACCCTGACACAGATGGAATATTAGGATTTCTTAACCCTAACGAACCTGAGATGCGCGGATATTATAGAGGCACATTCGGGCAACTGCTTAGAGATTTACGATTGATATTTAACGCGAAGATTATAATTGATAATGGCAAGCTAATTTTTGAGCGTAGAGATTACGATTTAAACCCAGCTACTACATACCAACTGCCTGACCTTCGCAACGATTATAACGGCTTTAATACAAGTGATTTTAATAGTGGCTTTTACGTTAAATTTCAAACGGATATAAATGATAAGAATACGATTGATAGTTATACGGGTACAGCGTATCAAATCACGTTCCAACCAAATATAGTAGGCAATAAAAATAATTTATTATTTAAAGGATACGAAACGGTAAATATACCTTTTTCGTTAGGCAAAAGAAAAACAGAATTAACCGTACCTGAGCAGATATTTGAAGTAATATTTGACACTTTCAGCGCGGCGGTTAATGTGATTATTTATTTAGTTAACGGAGTGATTGAGGGGATTAACGCGGTGATTGAGGCTATTAATGATTTCGTAGATTTTTTAGGAAACTTGGGTATTGATATTGCCTTTAACATTGTTGCACCTAAGAAAATTGCTACTGTTAATATAGGCTCGTTAATTACTGACCGCATAGGAATGTTAATGTTGGAAAATGACTTTGTAGACGTGCCTAAAATTTTTATCATTAACGAGGGGGCGACACCACGAAAGACCGATGTAATTGAAACATTCAACGCAAAATATGTGTGGGAAAACTACAAATTTATTGATTCTTTTATGCCTATTAGCGGAATACACAATCAGTATATTTTGAAGCAGCACGAAAAAGTGCCTTTTTGTTTTGACGACTACGAGAAAGTGAAATTGGATAACAGAATAATAACTAATTTTGGAGAGAGCGCAATAGTGGATTCTTTGGAGTGGGATATATACAATCAGAACGCAAAAATAAAGTACAGAGTGAACACTTTGTATTACAACAATTTTAAAGCAGCAATAACAAATGAAGCAACAGGCAATTAATCAAGATGACTTTAAAAAGGCAATGGAGTTAGTGGCTAACATAGCCAACAACGCTGCGCTCTTTAGTTCCTTAGCAGAAAATATGATAAGCAGCCTACCAGCTGATAAGCAGAAAGAAGCTAAGGAAATTTTGAAAGGAAAAGACGTTAAAAAAGCAATGGATAATTTGAACGGGGCGGTTAACAAGATGCAGAATTATGGCAATCAAAATAAATAGTATATCATTCGCGAGTGAGTTACAAGCTGGTTCAACAGATTACTTGTTAGGCAATGTGCTTAATGGAGTAACTGCAACCGTTGAAATTGCTATTGGTTGGTTTGCCTTTGCTTCGACTTCTGCGAAAATACAATTTGCACCGACAAGCGGATACCCAACCTCAGCAGAGATAATCAAATCAAACGCTGCCTTATTTATTGAATTTCAGTTAGGCGATACAATAGTTGTTACTGGTACGGCATCAAATGATGGAACGTACACGATTACCGATGTGCTTAGTGTGTCCGAGATAAGGGTAAGCACGTCATTAGTGAATGAGTTAAGCACAACGGCTGAGATTGTGGGTACAACACCAATAACGGCTTTGAATTATTTTTATAACTTAATTGAGAACGCAAACGCGCCTTCTTACGTTAGTCAAATTGATGCAAGCATACAAAAGTATTTCGCCTTTGATTTAGACGCAACAGACACCGCGACAATAGTAAATTTTGAGGGGATAGGCGCGAAGTCTTGGCAAACGGGCGGCGCTACTATTGTAGGTAACGGAACAGATGCCTACTACCAGTATTTTACTATCGTTCACGAATTTTTGGTTATCCCTTATTATGTGGAGGGCGAATTTACGGACCTTCAAAGTTTGATACCACCTTACAATTTTCAAAATACAAATTCACTTAAATATATAGCTTCCTTTGAGGGGTTATATTTTAAGACAGACCCAAACAAAAAACAAGTAGGCTCATTCATTGGAGATAATGGGAATGTAGGATGGTTTAATGAAAATTTTAACACGCAATTAACTAACTATTCTCATACGGCAATAGTTCACAAAACACCTACAAATATAACCGTACCAAGCGTAGAGATTACCGAAAACTTAAACACGTTTACATTTGATGTAAGCAACGCAACCGATTCGCCGTTTGTCATTAATACCACACCTTGCGTATTAGGTTTCTCTTTGCTGAGTGATGAGGTTGATTACACCGATGCAACGAAGACCGTAGAGGAGAATTTTTACATTAATAGGATTCAAACTTTAGTAACAAATAACGCGACATTTGTAGATGGCTTATACATTGAAAATGTAAATGTAGAATTTATTAGTTCAAGCGTTATTCGAGTAACGGGAAATTTTAAATTTGATGCTGGCGATGTAACCTTCCTAACCGCGCTAAGTGGCAAAAGGTATTGCATGACATTCGATGTATTAGATGAAGCGTTGACTATTGCAGTTGCTGATAGGGTAACGCTGTTAATTGATGCCGATGACCTTTATATTGACACTTCTAACAATGGGCTTATTGCTTTTGCTACCGACATAGTAACGATGGCAGACCAACCGCAAGATGGTGTGGCAGTTACTGAGGCATTCCCAACAGATGCGATAGTTATACGCTCTATAATTGCTTACGATTACGAGGCGGACACAACCTTTGAAACAATAACAGCTAAAATAATTGTAGAAAATTCATCGGGTGATTCATTTGATTTAGATGTGTTTAGTTTTGATTTAAGTACGCAGCCGAAGGTTAGCGATATTACGCAAATAAACATTGACCAAGCGCGCCCATTTGTACCGAGTGGAAATAGCTTTATGCAGAACATTATCGTTAAACGTAGGAGTGATTTAGATGCTGG